TCCGGATCAATCGTCGATTGTAAATAATGATGTGATCCATCTGGTAGATGTAGGGGTGGATCCGGATGTATTGATCAATAATACGACATATCCAATTCCACTACAGGCGCTTGACGATAAGGATATCGCGATCAGCCTGGACAAGTTCCAGACGAAGGTGACCCCTATCACAGATGATGAGCTGTATGCTATCAGCTATGATAAGATGAGCCGAGTGAAGGAAGGTCACGCCAATGCGATAAACGATGCGAAGTTTAAGAAGGCAGCCCACGCCATGTGTGCCAGCTCAAACAGTGCCACCACACCGGTGTTGGCAACAAGCGGCGAGCGCGATGCAGAGACCGGTCGACTAAAATTAACCATGAGCGACTTGGTAGCGATGAAGCGCGCGATGGATAAGCTGAAAGTGCCTACGGATAATCGCCGCTTGGTATTGTGTCCGGACCATGTAAATGACCTATTGTTAGCTGATCAGGCCTTCCGCGAGCAGTATAACATCGACCGCAACACCGGCAAGGTAGGCACCTTGTATGGTTTCGAGATCTATGAATATGGGTATACCCCGATTTATGATCAGGAAGGGAAGAAGAAGGGCGTAGATGCGACAGTCGAAGCCGGAGAATTCCAATGTTCGTTTGCGTTCTACACACCGCGCGTATTCAAGGCGACCGGTTCGACCAAGATGTATTACAGCGAGGCAGCAACGGATCCGGAATATCAGCGCAATAAGATTAACTTCTGCCACTACTTTATCTGCATGCCGAAGAAGGGTGATGCCGGAGTTGTAATGCGCAGCGGTTATACAGCTAAAGCGTAAGTGACGAGCTATGGCGACATTGAAATATCTGGTAATACATTGCACGGCGACACCTGAGGGGCGAGAAGTGAGCAGCGCTGATATAAGGCGTTGGCATACTTCGCCGGTAACGGGAGGAGGTCGCGGCTGGAAGCAGGTAGGCTATACAGATCTTATCCATTTAGATGGGAGCATCGAGCGCCTGGTAGATAATAACGAGGACGGGAATGTAGATCCATGGGAGATCACAAATGGAGCGAGAGGCTATAACTCGATCAGCCGGCACATAGTTTATAGCGGAGGAGTCGGGAGCGACGGCAAGACGCCGAAGGACACCCGCACTGCAGCACAGAAGCAGGCGATGGCGGGCTATGTAAAGGAGTTTCATAGTAGATTTCCGGGAGTAAGAATAGTAGGTCACAACGAGCTGGCAGCAAAGGCGTGTCCGAGTTTCAATGTTCAAACATGGCTAAGGGAGATAGGAATCAAGCAATAATCTAGACAAAATGCAGTGGCATGAACTGGAGTGAGATTATCAATCTGATACTCGGCGGAGGGTTCGCAGCCTGTTTGGTAGGACTGTTGTCGCTGAAAGCGACAATAAATAAGGCGAATGCAGAGGCAGAGAAGGCTCGAGGAGAATCTGAGCGGGTAAGGATAGACAATACAGAACATGCCACTCGCATTTTGGTAGAGAATATCGTAAAACCGTTAAAGGAAGAGTTGAATGGGACTCGAGAGGATCTGCAAGCTACAAAGCGGGAGATGGCGTCGACCAAGAGAGAGTTGGCGCGGTTTCGGAAGGCGTTGGATGCAGCCAATGGTTGCCGTTATGCTGACGATTGCCCTGTGCTTAGGAAGTTGCACGACGATCAAAAAGGGCGAGAGCACCGGGATGGAGTCGGAGTCAACGGAGGAGCAGAAGTCGGACAGTATGCGAACGGAGGTTTGGATACGGAAGATGGCGGGGATACCGGGGAGCTCGGTGACGCTGCGAGTGCCTGTGGACAGCCTTCTTAATCTACCGTCGACGGCGAGCTATAGCGAGAAATGCCGACAGGCAGGAGCTAAGGTAAGTCGAGCCGGGAGGGAGATATTAGTAGAAGCGACCTGCGATAGTCTGGCTATGGAGGTTGATTACTACGCGATGAAGTATGCTGAAGCACAGGAATCGCGGAATCATTATCAAGAGCTATACGAGCAGACGAGAGCGGTCCAAACGAGTTCGAATGGGCTTCGATTGCAGATCGGAGCATTTATCGCCGGGTTAATTACCGGCATAGTATTAACAATAATAATCAGGAAAAGATATGGAAACTGATAAGAACTATAGTGTACTCGACGGTACTGATTTGATCTTGAGTATCGGAGGGAATGCATTGGCCTTTTCGACAGGGTGTAAAGTAAGCACAACGACCGAGACCGGAGAGCGCGTGACGAAGGAGGCTTCGAGCGGCAAATGGAAGGAGAAGTATGTAAAGAGCTTCTCGGAGAGCATCAGTGCAGATGGTTGCATCTTGACGAATGGTGACAGCGATATGCCTACCTACGATCAGCTTAAGGATTTGCAGTTGGCCGGGGAGCCGGTAGAGGCTTCATATTCGCTACGCGACGGCGACAAGCGCACGGGCAAGACCTCCGGCGGGTATCAGGGTAAATATATCATCACATCGCTTGAGGCAGATGCGCAGGCGGGCGATGATGGTAAATATAGCATCCAGTTGGAGAACAGCGGCAAGGTTGAGAAAGTAGGCACGGGATTGACCGACAGCTCAGCAACAAGCACTAATGCATAAATAGGCTATGAAAGGAAACGGTAAGACAAAGCCGGAGATCAGACTTCAGATAGGAGGACGTGATTATCCTTGCAGAGTTACGATGGGAGCGATGATTAGGTTCAAGCGCGATACCGGAGTAGATGTTAGCAAGCTGGACACAAGCGACATGGAAAGCATGGTAAGGTTTGTTTGGCACTGTGTTGCATCGGCGAGCAAGGTAGACGGCGTAGAGTTCAACATGAAGTTTGAGGATTTTGCGGACCATCTAGATCCGACTACACTTAATGGCTTTTATGCAGAGATGGCGGAAGATAATGATGGGGGCAAAAAAAAAGTAACGACCCCGTCAGCATAGAAGAACTTCTGGGGATAGGAATGGGGTGTATAGGCATGAGTATGGAAGACTTTTGCCAGTGCACCCCATTTGAGTTCTATTCGATATATGAAGGGTGGCAGCGGCGTCGAGAAAGCGAAGATCGATCAGCGTGGGAACGGGCACGCATGATATGTATGTGCTCCCTACAACCTTATACCAAGAAGAGTCTATCGCCAAAGGACGTTATGGAGTTCCCATGGGAGCATGAATTGAAGGAAACGCCTCGCAGAGAGGAGCGCAAGGAGGATATTCTTGCGCGCTATCAAGCCGCGAAGAAGCGAGTAGGCCTAACTTAATGTTTATCGGTTAGATCACTAATAATAAGGAGTATGCCCAAAATAAGAACGAGCACAACTCCGGTTATGATTAGATAAAATTTGACCTTAATAGAGCTTGTCGCCACATATAAGATCATTACAATTAGTAATATGTCGCCCCAAATGCAACCCGGGTTGAACTTCATAGGAATAGAGTATAAAATAAATAAGTACAACGCAAAGGTAATAAAAAATGTCGAAAGCGGTAGAATTTGAGATAAAAATCAAAGGAGACGGAGGCGGAGTTCTGCGGACTCTAACGATCGAGGCGAGCAATGCCGATGAAGCGATTAGCGACATAGTAGAGAGTGCTAGTCGCGCCGGTCAAAGTATCCAGAAGATGGCGGAGAATGCGTTGGTCCTTGACACGTCGATACGCGCGATCGATAAGTTACGAGATGTTGTAACCGCATTAACAGTTCCATTTAACAGCTTTGAAACGGCAATGCGATCAGCTAACACCATGGCCGGTAAAAGCGGAGAAGAGTTTGACGAGTTGACGGATCAGATTGTAGAGCTGAGCAAGACTATACCGTTGGCTCGAGAGGAGTTGGCGAACGGGCTATATGAGACAATCTCAAATGGGGTTCCGGAGGATAATTGGATAGGGTTCTTGGAGCAGAGTGCGCGAGCGTCGGTAGGTGGCATTGCGGACTTGGGCCAGACGGTGACGGTAACGTCAACGCTGATCAAGAACTACGGCATGGAGTGGAGCAAAGCCGGCGAAATCCAGGATAAAATCCAAATGACCGCAAAGAACGGTAAAACGTCCTTTTCAGAACTCGGAGACGCGTTACCACGAGTGAGCGGAAGTGCAGCAAGTTTAGGGATATCTATGGATGAGTTAATGGCTGTATTTGCGACCACAACAGGGGTTACCGGTAAAACCGCCGAAGTATCAACCCAGTTGGCAGCTGTATTAAACTCATTAATTAAACCAACATCAGAGGCAGAAACGGCTGCCGCTGCAATGGGAATCAGTTTTAATGCAGCGAGTGTGAAAGCTTGTGGTGGCTTTGATAACTTCTTACAGGAGTTATCGTCCAGCGTGGAAGCTTATGCTAATGAAACCGGACAGTTGCCGGAGACTATTTATGGACAATTATTCGGTAGTGCCGAAGCGCTTCGTTTGCTCACGTCCCTCACGGGCAATATGAAAGATAAGTTTACCGAAAATATTGCAGCTATGGCAAATAGCGCCGGTACGATTTCCGACGCCTATGATAATATGGCGTCTACCGGTGATTCACTAAATGTTGTCTTACAAAACCAGATACACGCCTTTATGGATAGTGCCGGAGCTGTGTCAAGTGCCATAGCTCCATTCGCGGGTCTTCTTGCACAATTTGGAATGGGGTTAATTAGTTGTCGCGAGTTGTCAAATGCATGTAAGCTGTTGGGCTCTCAAATTATTTCTTTCGCTTCAGCATCAAGTAGAGCTGCTATTGCTCAAAAAGTAGTTGCCGCTGCTACAAAAATATGGTCTGTTACTCAGATCGCTTTTAACGCTATCATGAGTGCTAACCCGATTGCTATTGTTGTATTAGCAATAGCCGCATTAGTTGCAGCTATTATAGCAGCATATAACAATTGCGAAAGCTTTCGTAAAATATGCGATAAGGTTTGGAGCGTAATAAAAATTGTGGCAAGTGCTATTTGGTCACACTTGGTAGCAGCATTTGAAAAGGTTTCGACCGTCGTTAAAAAGGCATGGGAATGGGTTAAGAAGTTCTTCGGCATTTCAGATAAGAATGACGCAAAAGAGGTCGCTGACGACTTGGATAAGCAAGCTAAGTCGACTGAAAAGGTAGCAGATGCTAATCAAAAAGTAGCAAACTCTGGACTGAAAGCAAAAGAAGCAATAGATTGGCAGAAAATGAGCTATGAACAACTTGGCCAAGCTATTGAACGTCAAGAAGCAAAAGTTAAGCAATTAGCAGGTACTAATGCAAAAAATGCAGATGCAGAAGCTCAAAAGCTTAAACAGATGCAGGCTCGCTATGATAAATTGGGTAAGCAATACAATCTGTCGACATCATCAAGCAAAAATACTGAATATGATGGGAAACATCTTATTGCCAATGCTAAATCATATAAGGAACTTGGTAATAACATTTCATATTATCAAACCAAACTTGAAAAATTAGATCCTACGGAAGTTGACGAAATTAAGCGTCTATCCGAATTAATTGTAAAGCTCAATAAAAGCCAGGAAGCAATTAAAAACCTACAGGCCTCATTCAGCCAACCGGTTACTCTAGATACATTATCTGATATAGATCAGGCATTGACCTATCAACAATCTCTATTAAATAATGCGCCCAGAGAACAGATGGCTGCTATTCTCAAAGAAATAGCTAACCTCCAAGCACTGAAAGATGCTATGGAGGATGCAGGACATGTAGAGGTACCGGTTGATGAGATTAAGACATATAGCGAGCTGAATGACGAAATAACCTATTATGAGGGTAAACTACAGCGAGTAAACGAATCGGAGCGTGGGGAGATAGCGGCTCATATCAATGCATTAAAGGAACTAAAGCAGCGCTGGGATGATGCGATGGCGGCGATGAAGATGCCCGAAGATATCTCGAAGCTCGATACGATAACGAAGTTGGAGAACGCGATTTCGTATTATCAAGCGAAGATGAAGAACGCCAATTCGAGCGAGATAGAGGGGATTCAGCAGACAATATTAGCTTTAGAGGAGAAAGAAAAAGCCATAAAAAGGGGAACGAC